TCGACAGTCAGCGTCCCCTTTTTGGGTTTTCTGAACCCGCTCCCATGTTTTGCTGTCCACCAGCAGGGTTCTGTCCTTGTTGTTAGATATTACAACCATGTGCTCTCCTTCTTTGGTTTATTATTTAACTTTATCTATTAAAAGTTCCCAAATATCCTGAGCGTCCCACCAAAAGTCCCGAGGGTCCCGCTCTGGCACGAGGTTCACGGCAGCAAACCGCTCCCAGCATAAATCCTTGTTATAACTACATTCTATATTTTTGGTATTAATGCCAGTAAATGTATCCACAGCTCGACAGTCAGCGTCCCCTTTTTGGGTTTTCTGAACCCGCTCCCATGTTTTGCTGTCCACCAGCAGGGTTCTATCTTTGTTGTTAGATATTACAACCATGTGCTCTCCTTCTTTGGTTTATGATTTAGGTGTGTGGGTCGGGCGCTACTCCAACCTGCATTTTAAGCCTTCGGCTTTCAAGTTACTAGTGCCAACCTTCCGGGTCGGCCGGCTCACAGAGGACCGCGTGTCTTTCGTGAGCCGTTAACCATTCACCTTCAGCCTGCGTGTCTCCAGGGCCGCCCCATTCCCAGGGACGATTGTCGAGAGCAAATATGTCTCAGTTTTCAGCCGGTTGAGTTGACCTACTTTACCCGGCACCCAGCTTCCCACGCCGCCACACATATGTATTATACGAATTTTATTCGTCAGCAATGTCAGAATTAATTGGATTAGGGGTATTTTGACCCTCTATATGCAGAGCTTTTGAACCAGCACCAAATTCTTTTGCAGTATCTTTAAGCGACGGATTGACTGCTGCATGAGCTTGACGGTTCTTATGGTCATCAACTTGAAGATCGTGCATTTCTTGTTCACGATTATGTTGACCAACTTCCATCTGCTGATCATGCTGTTGAGCTTGCTGTTGCTGTTGAGCCTGCTGTTCTTGCTGAGCCTGCTGCTGCTTTAATTGCTCATCCTGCTTACGAGATCTATCAATTGTAAGAAGAAGCTGCTGCCAACCCATAAAAGCCGGATCTGCAGGTATGTATGCTAGTTCTCGTTTCTTAGCTGCTGCTTTATCGCCAAAGAATGTTGCGCGAATTTCTCCGCGTGTCATATTCTTTTCAACTAAAGACCAGAAAGACTGATTTAAAGGTAGGTTTGCTACGTCATGCTTAATTGGCTCTTTGCCTTCACCACGAAGAAGATCATTCATGGTTGAGAAGACAGTCATCTGGGCTTGCTGTAGAGCAATATTGGTTTGAGGCGATTCATCGTCGATACCTGTGAATTTAAACTCAAAGTGTTTAGCAATCTCAGGATCGATGGCCGGCAGAATGCCTCCATTCATCATATCTTCAAACAGCATGAGGATAGGGATTAGGCCGCGCTCGCGAGAATAGTTAATCTTGTATTCGTTGTTTGCTTGCTGCGCTGCTCCGCGACCAGTGCCGCTAATCAAATAGTCTAAACCAAGCTCAACGGGGTCAATCTGGAACTGTGTACATATTGCACGAATAACATGACTATTATAGTTTAGGTATTCCATCTCTTTGGCAGATCCAGACATTGGGACCCACTGCACATCATCCATGCCAGCAATAATTGGTGTGCGCCATGCATTCTGCGTACCAGATATTGTATTGTAGAATTGACGACGAAATGAAGCAAGCTGCGACTGAGTAACTGTACCTTTTAAGTGCAGAATGCCTCGTGCTGCATAACCATGTGTAAAGAAATTAGAGTTATAGTTTTCAACATTCAAATGATTAGTAACGTTGATAATAGCAAGTTCAAGAGGCGAATAGCAGTACCCCATAGAGTCAGCAAAGTTTTGTGGATTGAATAATTTGAATATCATATCTTCATCACCGAATGCAGCCAACACACGGTTATCATAAGACATTTGTACATACTTGTAATAGTCTATAGACGGTTCATGGAATGATTGGACAGACTCTGGGTTGTTGCCACCATACGAGGATTGTTTCATCTGGTACGTTTTACGGGCATTAACTATTTCTTTAGCGATGATGTCTTTATTAGTTTTAGGATTGATATTGTAGACGGCTTCTGCTGGGACTGGTCTGAAACGATGTAAGCTACCTCGGCGAGTCAACACCTTTTCAGTAGCCACATGGCCGAATGTTAAAGCATCACGAGTACACAGTTTTAGAAACTCACCAAAATTCATCTCTTCGCCAGGAGGAACTTTGTCTTTACGGCCGCAGTGATAGATGAAATCTTCCGTATCGGCTATGATCTTACGATCTTCTGCAGTGAGATCTTCCGCACGATTCTTCTTGCGTATTTTAAAGCCCATATCGAACATCTTGTGCTGGGGACGGGCGAAACGAAGCATGGTATCGCATCGGGCTTGAATAGCCGCCGAAACAACCCAGTCTCTAACAGAGACATCTTTTAGAGTTTTATTGGATAGACGAGATAGTTTATTACGAAAGATAAAGTGTTGATGAACTTGATCAAAAAACGGGTCGTCAATAATGGCTTTTTGACCAATTGCACCTTCGTTTTGAGCAAGTTGCTGCGGTCTATCAGGTACGTTATCACCGTCTCCTTTAGACAAACTGCCAATATCGCTCAATAAGGCGTTCTTTATACCATTAGTAATATCATCAAATATGCCCATTATAATATTTCCTTTAGCTCTATTTTCAGATTGTACCATGAGGACTTAACTAAAAAGACCATAAAAAACTAGCATCTCCGCCTATCTCTAGGTCATCGGATTCTAACTCGCTCTTTTTACCAATTTGCCCTAGCTTACTCTTATCCTGATTAATATCTGGATTGATTTTTATATTCTTGGATGCAGCAAACTCTTCAGTAGAAGGCATACGAGAATAGTTGCCCTGTCTATCGGTTAAGGTAGTCCTGTTGTCATAATCTTGGTCTATTATTACCGCTGAGCTCTTGCCAAACAAGTGATACAACGCATACCTAAGTCCGTCAAGCCAGTGGTCATGTTCTTTTTCAACGTCATCAGTGATTTTACCTGAAGCATCGGTCTTAAAGTGGTATAGACCAAATTCAGTAATAATTGGTCCACACGTTTCTTTAGCAAAGAATATCTTAGGGTTTACAGATGCGAGGCTTTTCAGCCACTTCTTTACAACTTGAATTCCACCAGGTGTATCCTTTATTTGTTCCGACGGGCAAGGAAGACCTTCTGTGCGCATGGTTTGTGCATCACCTGGGTTTGCTAAGTCGGGCAGGTATAGCTGGCAACGGTACATATGATGCCATTTGCTTTTAATTGTTTGCGCCCAAGTAGGGTTGTTTGTATAGGTCCTACCTTCACAGCGAACAACATAAACATTCTCACGCTTATCTACAAAGAGGTAAACTACCGTACTGGGGTTTGACCAGCCCCAGTCAATACCAGCATAGCATGTCAGACCCATTCCATGACACTTCTTAACGAAGATATCATGAGTACATTCGCCAGGATATTCCTGGTTGGTAAGTATTAGCCACATCTGGTTCCAGTTTTTGACATGCTCTTTCTCATCAAACTCTTTATATACTACACCTTCAACAGAAGGCTTTAGGTTGTACAGCTGGGAGATGGCCCAATCTGCACCGTTTTCTCTGGTTTTCTTAATAGCATCTGATATTGGTTTCAACATTGCTGATTTTGACGTTTGCAATTTTGCATCAGATAGGCATAGAGCAGCCATAGGACATACTAGGCAATTTTCACCAGCAAACTCATGCTTAGTATATTCTGTTTGTTTTTTGGAGTCTTTTTTAGACCACTGCTCCTCACTTAAGACCTCCATTGTATCCTGTAGATAGTAGCCTGTTGTTGGAGTAGTGCCAGATCGTTCATCTGGACAACGCTCACTAAATTCTAGAACAGTCCACTTCTTAACAGTTCGTCCTTGAGCTGCAGCATCTTCGATTTGCTGATTCATCAACCCATATCGTGTTTTCCGTGTCGATATACCAACACGGAGAGACTTGCGGCCTCTCTTGGAGTCTAACATACCGGATATATCCTGGAATGCACGAACACCTTCTCCTTGAACTGTATCGATCTCATCTACAGATACGAAGGCGCCATGGAAGCCGTTCACAGACTTAAGCGTGCAAGGAAGAACTTCTAGGTCGATCTTTATTAGGTCTCCATTCTTTCTGTCTCTGACATTAAAAGAGCTCTTTTCTTGCGTGGTCTTTTCCATAATAGGAAAGCCATCTATTGACTGATTTAGAATCGGCTTGACTCGCTCATTAAGCATAAAGCCTTGCTGATACTGATAGCAGCGCTTTGCTTGTGAAAGAATAGCGCCGACATGAGCAACGTCACGCTGATCATGAAATAGAAGCATGAATTCAGCAACAGCGACAGCAAGTGTTTTACCGGAACCCCTTCCAGCCACACATAGGAGCTCTTCTATATTCTCAGGGTTATTCTCTAGTACACATATTTCGTATATAAGTCGGACAATATCTAGTGGATTAGTGTCAGCATAACGAGATACTGTTTTGTCGGGTAGATCAAGGTTTAGGAACAACCTGATCCAGGCTTTTAGTTCTTCCCTAGTCTTACAAATACGAAAAAATAGTTCTGTTCGCTGGTCTAAAGTAAGAGTTTTAAGAACATTTACTTTAACTTTTGGTTTAGCTGTTTTTGACACAACTGTTTTTGATGCAGTTGCTTTTGTTTTCTTATTCATCATCTTCTGCATTTGCACGATCAAGCTCGCGAATATCTATAACTTCTACTTGCGGCTTATATGCATTTTGTTTTTCTGCTTTAGGTGGGATGGCCAGCACATCCATCATCGCATTCTTTTTACCGGTAGTACCAGGAGATACACCCGCTACCAGTTTGTGTAAGGTTTCTGCAACTTCTTTATATTCTTTTATATTTTGAACAATAATTGCCGGAATAGGGTTATTGGCTGGGTCCAGGATATATTTGCGCATAACATCCATATGTTGGACATTAGTAACAGACAGCATGGTGGTTAAGAAATCAACCTGCTCAATAATACTCTTAACCACTTTAGCTTGAATACGATCGCGCAATGAGCCATTCATCTTCTCACGATCTTTACACCAACCACGCAAAGCAGCAGTAAGAATGATCTGTGGTACCGAGTATTGCGGATACTGCTGCTGGATATCATTAAAGGAGTATCCGAGCATGAATAGCTCGTAGAGCTTCATCGACTCAGAATCAGCAACTGCTCCTGCAGTTTTGTTCTTTCGTAGAAACCTTTCAGAAATCTTAATTTCTTCTTCAGTTAAACCGAATTTCTCATCTTGAGAGAAATGACGCT